AATTGCAGAAAAAATTGCAATACCTGCATATTTAGATTGTTGAGTACCTATAAAATAATCTAATATACCCATCGATTTATTCTCTATCTATATCAATGCAAAGAAAAATAAAAAATGACATTTTGTTGTATAACTTGACAAAACAATGGGTATCCCTTTCTATTTTTACACCTTGGCAAAAAAGTATGATAATATTATTGTTCCTAAAATTGATTTCCAACCAGATATTTATTGTCTAGATTTTAACGGTGTTATTCATCCTGTTTGTGCATCTATTCTTCAGCAAAAACCAAAAGCAACAAATACAGAAATCATTAATGGTTTATATAACAAAGTTCAAGATGATATCACAACAATCAAACCTCAAAAAACTATTATTTGTGTTGACGGTAGTGTCCCGTTGGCAAAAATGATACAGCAAAGAAAAAGAAGATATTTATCAGTTTACAGAAATAAAATTGATAAAACTGATGTTAAATGGGATACAAATTGTATAACACCCGGAACAGATTTCATGAATGAACTCAATATCGTTTTCAGAACAAAATTAAGATACTCAACTGAAAACATCTCCTTCTCTGGGAGCGACGAATATGGCGAAGGTGAACAAAAAATATTCAAACATTTGAAGACTGAAAAGTCAAATTCCTCCATAGTTATTAATGGTATGGATGCTGATTTAATAATTCTTTCGTTGATGAGTAATCGTCAAAATATCCATCTTATGAGAGAAACAGACACACGAACTTATATTAATATTGATAATCTGAGAAAAGCAATTGTTAACGAAATGGTACACAAATGGTCTTTGGATTCGCAAATGTTTGATGATTTGTATTCTAAAAATAGTATTGATTTAGTTGAATCTTATTGTGTAATGTGTTCTTTGCTTGGAAATGATTTCATTCCTCATTTGTTGACACTTAAATTAAAATCAAATGGACTTGATAAACTTATTCAATATACTGGTAATTCTTATGAGACATATGGATTACTTGTCCAAGATGATAAAATAAACTACGAAACACTTACCGATATTATCCAACAAATTGCAAAATCAGAAGACACAGATATCGTAGAAGAATGTAAAAAATATATTAGTTATAGATTGACTAATACCAACAATATGAAATCGAGTGATTATTATGCTATGAAAAATAAAGACAATCTTGCAAGCATAATTTATACTGATCAATCCAAATGGAAACAAAATTATTACAAATATATATTTGGAACATGTATTCAAAAAGACTCGAGTGTTGTATCTAGTGCTTGTTTGAATTATATCACAGGAATTTACTGGACTTATGCTTATTATAAATGTAAAGATTATGACGATACATGGTATTATCCATATACATACCCGCCTGTTATTAAAGATATTTCGAATCATCTTGTAGGAAACACAGAACCAATAATTGAAAATCATCGTATTAATATTGATTCAAATATTCAGTTACTTATTGTTCTTCCTTATGAAAGTAGACAACTTGTGGATATCAAATATAGAAAATACTTTGAAAATGTCAAATATGGAATGAGACATTTATATCCCACAGAATATAAGATTCAAACTTTCTTGAAAACTCATTTGTGGGAATGTGAACCAGTTCTTCCAACAATTAATATTGAATATATTACAACTTGTCTAGAATAAACTTTTCAAACCTATATAAACTGTAACCATATATTATATATTAATATATCTTTTTGTATGAAAAAAAAAGATGGTGATTGTGAAAAAAAACATTATATTAGACCACAAACATGTAGAAATTGCGGTATAAATGGTCATTTGTATAAAGATTGCGTGAGACCTATAATGAGCTTCGGGGTTATATGTTACAAAATTGATAATGGTATTATTAAATATTTGATGATTCAGAGAAAAGATAGTCTTTCGTTTATGGAATTTATAAGAGGAAAGTATAATACTAATGATATTAGGTATTTAAAAAAATTATTAAATTGTATGACGAGTAATGAACGTCAATTATTGAGAACAAAATCATTTGATGAAATTTGGGTTTATGCTTGGTATCAAAATAATACAACACATATTAAGCAAACAGCAGAATATATTGATTCGAAACAGAAATTTGATACATTGCTTGTGACAAATATTTTAAGACGATTATTAGAAAATAGTTTTACTGCAAATATTGAACAAGAATGGGGATTTCCAAAAGGAAGAAGAAAACTGAAAGAACGAGATTTTGATTGTGCCGTAAGAGAGTTTTGTGAAGAAACTAGGTTAAAAAGTGATGATATTGAAGTTTTAGATCAAGTTGTTCCGTTTGAAGAAATATTTTTTGGAACAAATAATATTCTTTATAAACACACATACTATCTTGCAAAGATGAAATCTATGGATAAGAATGTTATCCTTGACTACAACTGTGTTGAACAAATGAGAGAAGTAAGAGCATTAAAGTGGTTCACATACGAAGAGACTATTAATCATATAAAAAAGCATAATGTTGAAAGACAAAAAATCATAGAAAATGCGAATAATATTATTCTCGATTTCGAAAAGATAAGATAGTTTCTTATAATAGAGTAATGAGTGATTCAAAAAAGAAAATAGCACCTAATAAATCATTTTTACATAGACCTCTCACACTCGATGACTGTCTTTTATGGAGCAAAGACAAGTCAAAGAACCCAATATCAAAGTATACATTGTCTGAAAAAAGTAAGATATTGGAAGAAATACGAGAAACATGTGACACAATTCTTGACAATTATGCTAAATCTAACACAAATGAGAACAAAACTCAGAATCCTGTTCAACAAATTAGCATTGATAAACAAGAAAAGACCAAAAGAAAATTCAATAAAGATAATGACGGATTATATTATCCGGATTTAGACGAAGACAACTTTAGAAACAAATTATCAAGTTTATATGAATACTATTTATATACTGTATCAGAAAATGATGCTATAAAGAATAGATCTGATTTTGAAAATAAATCGAATGAATTATGTTCGGGTTTTGAAAAAACTCTTTATCAATATTTTATTAGTCATTATATATCTTCAAGAACACCGTATAATGGTATTTTGTTATATCATGGCGTTGGTGTTGGTAAAACTTGTTCAGCAATAACATTATCAGAGGGTTTTCTTGCATCACATAATACATCAGATGAACCTAAAATATGGGTTATAATGCCTTATTCTTTACAAAACAGTTTTAAAGAACAAATTTTTAGTCTTGCAAATTACGAAAATTTTGAAAAACTATCACAACAATGTACTGGTGATACTTATATCAAAATGTCATATATTTTACAAAACTATAATATAGAAAAAGCACAACAAAAAATTAAAAAACTTATCAAATCAAGATATCGCCTATTTACTTATGAATCATTTGCAACATTTATTGAAACAGAATATGCTGAAAATAATTCTATTGTTAAAGACAAGGTAATTATTGTAGACGAGGCACACAACATAAGATCAAAATCGAATGAAAATTCTGAAAAAAGAGTTTACAAATCTCTTGCGAATATACTCGAAAAAGGAATGAACAATAAATTAGTGTTATTAAGTGCAACCCCAATGTATAATGTTCCAGAAGATATTTTTGACTTACTATATCTTTTGTTGCTTAACGATAAAAGAAAAAATATTCTAAAACAACCTTTTCCAAGTCTATTTGATGAAAATAACACACCTATTCGAAAATCATTCGATATCATAAAAAAACTAGCAAGTAATTATATATCTTATTTGCGCGGAAGAAATCCATTTTCATTTGCTGTTAAACTTTCTGCAAATGAATACCTCGACGATAAATATACTTTCTTAAAAAAAGAATTGACATACGATCCTAGTAATAAAGTCATAGGAAGTACATACAAAAATTGGTTGTCAAATATTGAAGATGGTATAATGATTTCTAGACCAGGGATTTATCAAAAACAATACATAGAAAAACAAAATATTGATGACGATAATAATACCAATTTCAATGGATTTCAACCACTCAATATAGTATATGATGAAGACATCGGAGAAAAAGGATTTGCAAACTTTTTTTCAAGAGTTGAAAAACCAGGATCCCTTATTGTCAAATACAATAAAGAATATGTTAATTCGCTATATCCTGATGTGGGAAATTTGGGTAAATATTCTGGTAAGTTTTTGAATATTTGTAACATTTTGAAAAATTCAAATGGAATTGTTGTTATATATTCCAATTTCATTTGGTCTGGAATAATTCCAATGGCGATTTGTCTTGAACATATGGGACTATCAAGAGCAGGTAGTAATAATATTTTGGGTAAAAATGATAAGAATAAATTTGAATTCAATAACTTAAGTCAATCAAAATACTGTATTTTATCGAGCGATCCAGAAATTATGGGATCTTCGACAATAGATAGTATTGTTAAACTTATAAATTCTCCATCAAATATTAACGGATCTCTTGTCAAAGTTATATTGATGACACCTGTTGCAAGCGAAGGACTTAGTTTTTTTAATGTTAGAGAAATGCATTTGATGGAACCTTGGTTTCACTACAACAAAGTGAAACAAATAATTGGAAGAGGAAATAGAAATTGTAGACATCAAAATTTGGCACTCGAAGATAGAAATGTTACTGTTTTCATGCACGCTTGTCAAGATAATAGTAATAAGGAGTCGCACGATGTTCGTGCCTATCGTTTGGCATCAAAAAAACATATTCAATCAAAAATAGTAGATCAAACAATAAGAGATAATTCTATTGATTGTCATTTCATGAAAAATTTGAACTATTTTCCAAAATCTCTTTTTGAACTTGGAAAAATGAAGATCAATACATCGCAAAACATTGCAATTGATATAGAATACGGTGATGATATTGAATATCAACCTAAATGTAATATAAATATAAATTTGAATAAAAATGGATTTAGAAAAGAAACATACCAAAATTTTATCAAACCTCTTCAAAATCGTCTTAAACTGTTCTTGTTGAACAAGATAAAAAGTAATAAATGGTTTGTTACACAATCAGAAATAATGGATATTTTGAAAATAGATGAAGAAATTGTATATGAAGTTATTAATAAATCAGTGTATCCATACAATCTAATCGAAAACTATTTAATCGTTCCTCATGAAAATGGAATACATATTGTCGAGATTCCAAATACAACATCAAAACGATTTTTAATTACAGATACAGAACAAAAAGAAAACGTAGTCAATACCAAAAAATGTAAGATGCCTGTATTAAAAAATAAAAGCATAGAAGAAGCAACTATTTTAATATATTTGAATCTTAATTCTATATGTTTTGAAGAACTTGTAACAAGACTGTTGAAAACAAATACATTATCACAACAAGATGAATTTATAGCACAATGTTTACATTTACAGGGTGTACTTATTTCAAAATCAGAACTTCCTTACATAAACAATGATAATAACTATATAGGATATGTTGATATTTTCGATTCCAAATTTAAAGCAAAAGTATTGTCGAACAACAAATTTCGATCTTTGATAGACAAAGAGGAAAAAGATTTATTCAATATAAGAACTCAAATTGATAATTTATCAAAAGACAAAACGACATGGGGAATGATTACACACATTGAAAAAAAGAAAGAAAATAACATGAAAACAAATGCACTTAAGATAATACGCAATGGAAATACTAAAGGGATAAGTACTGGAAGAGTTTGTAAAACATTGGATAAAAAGGAACAAGAAGAAATTTTGAAAGAATTTGGAAATAATAATACATATGACAATAAAGTCGAGAATTGTTTCCATATTGCATTGGAATTGATGAAAAATAATAAGTTAATATTATTGCCTGAATATAAACCAAGACAATAATTAGAGTGTAATATATTTATTGTTGTTTCCTTCCAATGGATAGAACGAAACTTCTTTTTTTAGATATATAAATACCTTGTTGAAGATAAATGATATGAATATAACAAATGATTTGTTCCATTTATCTTCAACTAATCCTTTCATAACTTCTGATGTTTTTTTAACACCAAACATCTTTTGAAATTCTTTTTTTGAAATGAAATCAATGAGAGATTTTTTAATATAATCGTAATTTATATATGAATTATGACATAATTCTGTAATTACTTTTGAAGGCAGAATCTTCTCTTTTTTTGATTTTTTGATTTCTTTTTCTTCTTTTACAATATCATCTTGTTTTTGATCTTCACAAGATTTTTTGGGTTTAGAACACATGTTGTTTTTCTGATTTTCATCTTCACAAGATTTATTTATTTCCTTTTTCAAACATATGTTTTTCTCATTTTCATTTCCTTGTGTATACTTGCTATAGATGTTTTTAGTATCATCTGGTAATTTCCAAATTATGCATTCAGAAGTTTTCAGTGGTAATAGTTCAAACAATGATTCCATATATATTCAAAAAAAAATGATTTATATCATTTTTTTAAATATATTCTTCATGTGTTAATATATTATTTATCTTATTGTCAAAACTACAACATCTTTTTTGATATTTCTTTTTTAAAAGATAAAATTTCATACTTGAAGATACTCTATTTTGCTTTAAAACTGGTTGTGGTACTATTGTGTCCGACAAATCATCTGTTTTTGATTCATCTGTTCTCTCCTTATTCATAGAATCTGTCATTATTGTTTTCATTTCTTCGTATTTGTTTATTTCAGTCTGAGAAGTTAAACAAAAAGATACATAATCGTATATTTGTTTTAAAATACTGTAATCAATCCAATTTAAGTTGATAAATACACCATTATTATTTTGTGTATAATTGCCATTATTTTTATGTATAATTTTGAAAATCTCATCTATTTCGGTTTGGCATAATTTACTTATGTTATTTTGTATATATTTGCATAATTCTGTGGTATCTTCGCCCATTATTGTATTATATTAAATATTATTTATATGTTTATTCATCAAAATCTTCATAATCGTCCTCGTTTTCAATGTCGTCCTCTGGTATATCATCGTCTATAGAAATATCTTCATCTTCCTCTTCGTCTTCATCTTCTTCCTCTTCTTCTTCATCATCTATCATTGTTTCCGATTTCACATCATCATCTAAATCATTGAAATCAGGTATTGTTAGTGCGTCATTATCCTCTGTAAACTTTTCCTCATCATTGTCATCATCTTGTGTTTCGTAAACATTGTTGATAAACTCATCCTTATCTTTTAATACCTTTCCAATTATAGAAATAAATTTGTCATAAAGAAGAAATTTTTTACCACAAACCTCAATTTTAATTTCATCACCTATATTGATAGTTTCAATATCGATTTCAGATTGAATACCTGCTGAAAGTTTTGGAACAATTATTTGTAATATTGGAATATTGTTATAAAAACCTTCTGCCAACAATCCTAGTGCATTTTTCGCTTTAACCCGGCATTTTACAATAGATCCTTGGGCGGGATTACAAATTTCACCAATACATTGTAGATCATATGTAATATTTCCATTAAAATGTGAAACAACCAATTTTCCAATTGATCTTTTTATTATCTTAATACTGCCTTGTTTAATATATCCGTGTTTTGAACACATATTTTCCAAACTTTGTTTCGTTTTTTCATTAATAACTTCGTCAATATTGGTACCAATTTCATTTGGTTTTAAATGAACAGTTGTGTTGAACTTGATTGGAACAAATAGTTCAGACATAACTATATATTAATACCTGATGTTACTAATATTAAGTCATTTTTTTATATATGTCTTTAATATAAAAAATGATTAAGTTAAATATTTATATATTATAGATATACAATCATGGAACTAGAAAAAGATTCGCT